AACGACTTTGGCGTAAGCGTAACTGTTCGCTTGCTCCGCTCACCCTTCACTGGTCCTTTCTCTACAGGCACCAACTTCTACATTTCATCTAATGGCTGAATTTCCCGACCTACTAATCAACCCGAACCCTGACGCCCCTACTCTGGACGCTTCGGGAAACCAAGTCCGTGGAATCAACATCTTTGAGACTACGGCAGAGCGGGACGTACTGAACGCTACGGTTCGTATCCCGGGGGCCTTGGCTATCATCAAGGGTTCTGACGAGCTGTACCAGTATACTGCCGACACCGTTGACGATACTGCTTGGCAAGACGCAGGCAACTGGTTGGGCGTTGGTTCTGCTGGCGGTTCTGGTGTACAGAATCTAAACAACCTAAACGGCAATGTCACTCTCATTGCGGGAGATGGCATTGAGATTGATGTGATTACCGGGAACAACGAGATTGAGATTACCTCCACTGGAGGAGGGGGAGGGAGCACTGATGGAGAAGACATTTCTTTTATCGTTCGCGACGCTCCATACACGAGTGACTATGACCACGAGGGCACTGTATTCAACTTTGGTCTCATTGGCACCCTAAGCTTTCGTGTTTATCGGTGGAGTGGAGCTTCATGGATTGCAGCGGACAACACGGGAGTTTCTAATGCTACTGGTTTATTGGCACTTGGATTGAATAGTGACGCCTTCGTTTTAGAAAAAGGGATAGTGTCTTTGACTTTTGCTCCTCCTTTTACTGCGGGTGATGTTTTGTATCTCGGCAGCGGAGGCGCCCCATCCATCACTAATGACATCAGCACATTGACTTCGGGTGAAATCGTTCGGGTTGTTGGTGTCTATCTAGGTCAGTCTGGTAGCGTTTACAAAACCTACTTCAACCCAAGTCCGGATTGGATTGAGATTGCATAATGGAGATAGGTAAAATATCTGGAGCCCCTGCATCGGGAGTTAGTGTTTCCGGCGTAAGCGATTGGGCTGCGATTGGCGGATATTACAACACCCCTCCTATGGAGCTTAAGTTTAATACCGCTCTTGGTGATGGATTGCCTCAGCTTTCGATTGGGTTGAGCGGTCTTGCCGGCAGTCCGATATGGCCCAATTTTGTTGATTGGGGTGACGGAACTTTAGAGGAGCTCGTCAGTAATCCGCAGACACACACGTATTCAACGGGTGGTGTGTATGATGTTAAGTTTTTCGGATATGGGGTTTTTTCCGCTCAAAACGATTTACAAACCAAGCTTGTTGAAATCAATAAATGGGTAGACACTATTGAGCTTCTATCACTTAATAGTTGCTTGCAGCTAACCGCAATAAACGACTCCAATCCGGCTGTTATTACTAGCGGTGCTGGAGTATTGTTGTTGAGCAACTGCCCGCTTCTTTCCGTTACATCTGGTATAAACAACTGGGATGTCAGCTCTCTTACCACTTTAAATAGCGCCTTTTTAAATTCTTTGCTTTTTGACGGAGACGTCAGTGGTTGGGACGTTAGTGGGGTTTCTCAGTTTGGTTTTTTGTTTAATGGCGCCAGTTCATTTAACCAAGATGTCAGTGGTTGGGACGTAAGCAGCGGCTCATTTTTTGGCAGCATTTTTAATAATGCCACTTCCTTTGACCAAAATGTAGGGGCATGGCAGTTTGGAAATAATGCGTTATGTGATTTCTTTTTTGCTAATTCCGGTATTAGCGATGCTAACGTAGCGTTGTGTCTAGAGGATTGGGATAGCGTTGGTCAAGGCACGGGAGTCGTTATGACCAATATGTTTGGGACGACAGCTAGTGGTGGCGGCCCAAGGACATTAAGTGAGTCTACTTATCCGAACGCGAAGACTGCTTACGATAACCTCATTGCAAACAACAGTTGGAATTTTACCGGTTCATTTAACTGGGTTGCATGAATTATATTTACGGGAAGAATGACCACGACCAGTATTGGATTTATTGGGAGGGCACATCATACGAGGCGACATGTCCAGCACCATTACCTTATTCGAAATCCTTACCCTCGCGGGGGCGCTTATTGGAGTATACTTCAAGCTTCAAACCGAAATCGGAAAGCTAAAGGGACGCATCGCTATGTTGGAAAAGCAGGAGTTGCAGGTCATGAGTATGCTAGAGAAGCTCATGAATTCTGTTGACGAGCTCAAGCTTCTCCTCGCTCAAAAGGGAATGAAATGAAGTACTTCACCTACTCTGAGTTTGACAGTCCTGACCTCCCCGGCTCTGGCCATGAGATGGAGGATATCTTCCTAGAGAAGCTGGATTTGGCTCGTGAGCAGTCTGGAGTTCCTTACGTTATCAACTCTGGCTTTCGGACGCCTGAGCATAATGCTGAGGTGGGGGGAGTCCCGGGAAGCTCACACCTTACGGGTTGGGCTGCTGACATCCGTGCCGATAGTTCCAACCGACGGTTCCTTATTCTTCGCGGCCTCCTTGCCGCTGGATTCAATCGTGTGGGTATAGGCCAGAACTTCATCCATGTGGACTGTGACCCGAGCAAATCGGGCAACGTTTCTTGGTTGTATTGAATTGCGTACCTTGGTTCTATGATTGATTTTATCGTAGAGAACTGGATTCCATTGACTGTTGCGGCCATGGCGCTTTTGAAAGTCATCGTGAATCTAACCCCTTCTGAATCTGACAATGCCGTATTTGGTTATCTCGATATCCTTATTACTGCTATTACTGGCGACCGCCGTAAGAAGAAGTAAGATGGCTAAGATTAATAACGGAAATAGCTATCCGGTTAAACCCGCTCCTCTGAGTGGGGCGGATACGGCTATTGGTACTGATTCTGAAACGACAGACAAAGAGACCAAGCAGCTTAGTGTTCAAGCTATTGCTGACTTTACTCTGGACCAGAGTAACGTAGTCAACTCCGTTACTGGTTCTGACCCAATTAAAGTAACCCCTACTTCGGGAGACGTTGTCGTTAGTCATGATACAAGTGGCGTAACGGCCACTTCATATCAGTACGCAAACATTGTTGTAGATGAGTACGGCCATGTTACTGCCGCCTACGACGGTACTCCTGTCACTTCGGTAAATGGTGTTGACGGAGCTGTTACTCTTAGTGCTGGAACAGGAGCTAGTGTTGTGACGGACCCGAGTAACCCTCAGAACATCATCATCTCCGCTCCGGGTGGCGGAGGAGGTTCGGGTAGCGTTACTGAAGTTAATACAGGAATTGGACTGTCAGGCGGTCCAATTACTACCACGGGCACCATTGACCTAGATAATACGGGAGTCGCTGCGGGAACATACGACCTTGCTACCGTTACTGTCGACCTTCAGGGTCGTATTACGTCTGCTTCTAACGGGCCAAATATTGACCTTCAGTACGTACTTGATAACGGAGGTGTAGCGAATTCAGGCAGCATCACTCTTACGGGTGGAGGTGTCATTGCTCCCACTGCCGTTGTTGGGACTATTAGTTCTTCAGCCGCTACTATTCAGGACTTGACCCTTACAGAGTCTTTGATTGATGGCAACTCCTCGACAGGTACTTTGGGTCAGGTGTTGGTTTCAGACCCGACTCTTAATGGTGGAGCTGGAGGTGTAGTGTGGAGCGATGTTACTACCCGAGTTGCTAAGGCTACGGTTAGTTCTGCTGCTTTGAACGCAGCTACCCCAGTTACTGTGGTGGCGGCACCCGGAGCGGGGAAGTACATTCAGGTAATTTCGGCGGCGGCGAAGTACAACTACGGGACTTCTAACTATAGTTTTTCATCTCCTTTGAAGTTGTATAGCAATTTAAATTCTGCTCAATTTGAGCTCAACGAAGCATTTCTTCTTCTTCCAGCCTCTCAGATTAGAGCTATGTCGTTGACCGATAGTGGTGCGTTAGACGAAAACACAGCCGTGTTCTTTTCTCCGACAACTATTCCTTCAGGTCCTGCTGGAGACGGGGATATTGAGCTTAACATAGAGTATCGGATTGTAGAATTTTAATGCGTGACATACGCAAGGTTTGTATCGGTCCTGACTATAAGGACTCTATGTGCTACGTGGTGGGACAGTCCGTACTGGGCGGCTCCCACCGTGTGCATTTAATTAAATACAGTGATGAGACCGGGGGTATCCTTATCTACATCCAGAAGGGGGACATCGTGGTGCTTTGGAAAGAGTTCAACGGAACCATGCCCATTTCAATAGAATACAATATCAACTTTTGAGAGCAGTCAATCAGTTTATCGTAAAGGGAAAGAGATACAACAACACCAAGGGCGACCTCATCGTAAGCACGAGTGAGGAAGACCACCTCTTCTCAAACCGAGAGGGGGAGGTCGTAGCCCTTCCGTTGGGGTATGAGGGTCCTATTGCCATTGGGGATACCCTACTGGTGCATCACAACGTCTTTAAGTTCTACAACGACATAAAGGGTCGTCAGCAGAGCGGGCGCAGTTTCTTTCGTGAAGACCAGTTCTTTGTTGACTTCGACCAGTTCTATATGTATCGGACTCCCGGTGGTGGGTGGATTCCCCAAGGAAGGTATTGTTTTGTACAGCCCGTACCCCCAGAAGATTCAACCATCTTCAAGCCAATAACTGAAGAACCACTGGTTGGTATAATGCGTTACCCGAATGATTATCTTACGGGTCAAGGAATTGAGTCTGGTGATGCAGTGACTTTCTGTCCGGAGAGTGAGTATGAGTTTACAGTGGACGGTGAGAAGTTGTACCGGATGTTCGACCATCAAATAACATGCAAGATTCAAAGAAGCTAAAGCAGAGCATCATCGCAGCGGGGCGGGTAGCTGTTGAGCAACTAATTAAGGTGGCTCAAGAGGATATCCTAAAGCCTAGCGAAGACGATGAGCTTGCGGCGGATAGGTTGAAGAATGCGGCGGCTACCAAGAAGCTCGCCATCTTCGACGCCTTTGAAATTTTGAACCGCATCGACTCGGAAGAGGAGGAGCTGGAGTTGGCGTCGGGCACCACCAAGACGGAAAGCAAGGTGGGTTTTGCAGAGCGAAGGTCAAGATAATCTGTACCGCCCCGTAGTGGGTTTGGTTACAAAGTCCGTTGTGTCTAACAAGAACCGCGCTAAGACGTGGGTCTATGGATACAATGAGAAGTACGATATGGTGGTCATCTCCAAGTCTGGAAAGATTGGTGACATCATTAACATCAACGGCGTTAACATAGCGTTGCCACCCTCGCCAAAGGACTTGGATAGGGGCGAAGATAGGTGGGTTCGTAAAGAGTTCCCTCGTGCCCTAAGCCGCGTTCAGAACATCTTCCAGTGGAACGATATGCCTAAAGGCTTTAAGGCCGATTGGGTGGACTATATCGAGAGCGAGTTCGACCGTCGGGAGGAAGGCCATTGGTTCTACAACAACGGTAAGCCTACGTACGTCACTGGCGCCCACTATATGTATTTGCAATGGACAAGTATCGACGTGGGTTATCCTGATTTCCGTGAGGCCAATCGAATATTTTTTATCTTCTGGGAAGCGTGCAAAGCTGACAACCGATGCTTTGGAATGATGTACCTCAAGATTCGTCGTTCCGGATTTTCTTTCATGGGCTCTTCGGAGTGTGTCAACACTGGTACTCTAGCCAAAGACTCACGAGTAGGGATACTATCTAAGACCGGTTCTGATGCGAAGAAAATGTTTACGGATAAAGTGGTACCCATTGCCAACCGACTTCCGTTTTTCTTCAAGCCGATACAGGACGGCATGGATAAGCCGAAAACGGAATTGGCTTTTCGCATACCTGCTTCGAAGATTACAAAGAAGAATATGTACGATGTGGAGGACGAAGAGATTTTCGGACTGGACACCACCATCGACTGGAAGAACACTGACGACAACTCTTACGACGGAGAGAAGTTAATCCTACTGGTACACGACGAGAGCGGGAAGTGGGTCAAGCCCAACAACATCCTAAACAACTGGAGGGTAACCAAGACGTGCCTACGTTTGGGAAGTAAGATTATTGGAAAGTGCTTGATGGGCTCGACGTCGAACGCTTTGGCTAAGGGCGGTTCAAACTTTAAGAAGTTGTACGAGGACTCGGACCCTACGTCACGAAATGCCAACGGTCAGACTAAGAGTGGGATGTACTCTTTGTTCATCCCTATGGAGTACAATATGGAGGGGTTCATAGACCAGTATGGACACCCCGTATTCAACGCTCAGGACAAGCCCGTGCGCGGCGTTGACGGGGAGATGATTCGCGGTGGCGCCATAGACTATTGGGACGCGGAGGTAGAGAGCATGAAGGGAGACCCTGACGCGCTCAATGAATTCTACCGTCAGTTCCCTCGAACTGAGTCACACGCGTTCCGTGACGAGAGTAAGCAGAGCTTGTTCAACCTGACTAAAATCTATCAGCAGATAGACTATGCAGATAGCCTTGTTAAGGAACACTATCTAACCCGTGGGTCCTTCAGTTGGGAGAACGGCATTAAAGATAGCCGCGTGATATTTAGGCCCGATAAGAGAGGCAGGTTTAATGTTTCGTGGACCCCGAACAAGGGGCAGCAAAATAGGTGGATAGAAAAGAGAGGAATCAAATATGCTGGCAACGAACACCTTGGTTCATTTGGATGTGACTCTTACGACATTAGTGGCACTGTGGGTGGCGGTGGTTCTAACGGTGCTCTTCATGGAATGACCAAGTTCCATATGGACGACGCCCCTACCAACGAGTTCTTCTTGGAGTATGTGGCTCGACCGCAGACGGCAGAGATATTCTTTGAGGAGGTGTTGATGGCGTGCGTATTCTATGGCATGCCCATCCTTATCGAGAACAATAAGCCGAGGTTGCTTTACCACTTCAAGAACCGGGGTTACCGTGGGTTCTGCATGAACCGTCCGGACAAGAACTTCAACAAGCTAAGTAAAACGGAGAGGGAACTGGGAGGTATCCCAAACAGTTCTGAAGATGTTAAGCAGGCTCACGCCGCTGCTATCGAAAGCTACATCGAGAAGCACCTTGGTGTAGACATGGACGGAACGTACCGTGATGTAGGAGAGATGGGCAGTATGCCTTTTGTACGTACTCTCGAGGATTGGGCTCGTTTTGACATCAGTAATAGGACTGCTTTCGACGCTACTATCAGCAGTGGTTTGGCCGTTATGGCCAACCAAAAGCACCTCTATATGCCTGAGCAGAAGAAGAGTTCTATAAGCATTAACTTGCCGAGATACAACAACCGTGGTTTTCGTAGTGAGAGATTGGACTAAATGAAAGACGTCAAGATAAATATCTCCAGTGCTGGGTTTCCTAATCAGTTCGTTTCTGACGCGGAGAAAGCTAGTGATGAGTATGGCTTGATGGTCGGTCAGGCCATTCAGTATGAGTGGTTTAAGAAGGATGGTAGCCAGTGCCGGTTTTACAACCAGTGGCGGGAGTTCAATCGCCTGCGTCTTTACGCTCGTGGTGAGCAGAGTATTGCTAAGTACAAGAACGAGCTTGCCGTCGACGGCGACCTTTCGTATTTGAATTTGGACTGGACCCCGGTTCCCATCTTGCCGAAGTTTATTGACATCGTAGTCAACGGTATGTCTGAGCGCGTCTTCAAGGTAAAGGCTTACGCGCAAGACGCGTTGTCTCAGGCCAAGCGAAGCAAGTATCAGGATATGATTGAGGGTCAGATGGTAGCCAAGCCTGTCTTGGAAATCATCCAGCAAAAGACTGGTGTCGACCCATTTACCATGAACCCCGACGACTTGCCTAGCAGCGACGAGGAACTCAAGGTATACATGCAGCTTAACTACAAGCCTGCCATTGAGATTGCTGAAGAGGAGGCCATCAATACCATCCTCGAAGAAAACCACTACACCGACACGCGCAAAAGGTTGGACTACGACCTCGCTGTTTTGGGACTTAGTGTGGCTAAGCACGAGTTCTTGCTGGGCTCTGGTGTTCAGGTATCTTATGTAGACCCGGCTAACGTAGTGTATAGCTATACTGAAGACCCTTACTTCAAGGACTGTTTCTATTGGGGAGAGATTAAGACTTTGCCGATTACGGAGCTCATGAAGATTGACCCCAGCCTCACCAACGAGGACTTGGAGGAAATCAGTAAGTACAGTCAAAGCTGGTACGACTACTACAACACAGCTCAGTATTACGAGAACGATATGTTCCATCGTGATACAGCCACGTTGATGTACTTCAATTACAAGACGACCAAGAAGGTGGTCTATAAGCGTAAGAAGCTTGAGGGCGACGGCGCTCGCGTTATTGAAAAGGACGACCAGTTCAACCCTCCCGAGGAGATGATGGAGGAGGGTTCATACGAGAAGGTTGAGAAGACCATTGACGTATGGTACGACGGCGTTATGGTTATGGGGACCAACATCCTATTGAAGTGGGAAGTGGCACAGAACATGGTGCGCCCTAAGTCTGCGTCTCAGCATGCCTTGCCAAACTATGTGGCTACAGCACCACGGATGTATAAGGGCGTTATCGAGTCGCTTACGCGGCGTATGATTCCTTTCGCGGACCTCATTCAAATTACGCACCTCAAGCTACAGCAGGTTATCTCTCGCACCGTTCCTGACGGAGTGTATATCGATGCTGATGGATTGAGTGAGGTAGACCTTGGTACGGGCAATGCCTATAGTCCAGAGGATGCTTTGCGCTTGTACTTCCAAACTGGTAGTGTAGTGGGGCGCTCATACACCCAAGACGGAGAGTACAATCAGGGAAAGGTTCCTATCCAAGAGCTGAATAGCAACAGCGGTGCCGCCAAGACGCAGATGCTGATTGGTAATATGAATCATTATTTGCAGATGATTCGTGACGTAACGGGACTCAACGAGGCCCGCGACGGAAGTACTCCTGACCCCAACAGTCTTGTTGGATTGCAGAAGCTGGCTGCTGCCAATAGCAATACGGCTACCCGACACATCTTGGATGGTAGCCTGTATATGTTCCGCTCTCTGGCTGAGGCACTTACATATCGTGTTAGCGATATTCTGGAGTACGCTGACTTCAAGGATGAGTTCGTTAATCAGATTGGTAAATACAACGTCAGTATCCTCCGTGAGATTAGTGAGCTGTACATCTATGACTTCGGTGTATTTATTGAGATTAGCCCCGACGAGGAGCAGCGTGCTCAGCTTGAGGCGAATATCCAAATGGCTTTGAGCAAGGGTGGTATCGACCTTGAGGACGCCATAGATATCCGAGAGATTAAAAACATTAAGCTCGCCAACCAACTTCTCAAGATTAAGCGTGTTGCGAAGCAGGAGGAGGAGCGTCAGTTCCAGCTCCAGCAGCAGCAGATGCAGGCGCAGAACAACATGCAGTCACAGCAGATGGCGGCGCAGACCGCTATGCAAAAGATTCAGGCTGAGGCCCAGAGTAAGATGCAGGTCAAGCAGGCGGAGATTGCTTTCGAGATTGAGAAGATGCAAGCTGAGGCTCAGGCTAAGGCTCAGCTTATGGACCTTGAGTTCAAGTATAACCAACAGCTTCATGGCATGCAGGAGCAGCAGTTGCAGGTTCGGGAGGATAAGCGTGAAGACGCTAAGTCAAGCAGAATCAGTCAACAAAATACTGAGCAGAGCAAGCTTATTGACCAGCGGAAGAATAACTTGCCGCCTATGAATTTCGAGTCGAACGAGGACAGCCTCGATGGTTTCGACTTGGCCGAGTTTAGTCCACGATAAAATATATATAAATGGAAATTAAAGTAAGAGAGGTAACTGAGGTGGAGTCTAAGTCTACACAGCAGGTAGAGCAGGAACTGCTCGATAAGCACGCGGCGAAACAAGAGGGTAACGTTACTCCCGAGTCCGAGCCCGAGCCCGAGGCTCCCTCGTTGTCTGAGGACGAGGTACGGTCGTTCTTGAGTACGCGATACGGGCGTGAGATTGGCTCGTTGGACGAGCTAAACGAGGTGCGTGAAACGCAGGTGGAGTTGCCAGAGGATGTGGCGGCGTACTACAAGTACAAGCAAGAGACCGGTCGCGGTCTGCAAGATTTTATGAAAGTCAACCAAAACCTTGCCGAAGCAGACGGGGATGGGTTACTAAAAGAATACCTCCTACAAACTGAAGACGGCCTCGATGCAGAGGACGTAGAGATGATGATGGAGGACTATAAGTTTGATGAAGACCTCGATGACGAGGCCGACATTAAAAAGGCTAAATTAGCCAAGAAGAAAGCTGTTGCTAAAGCACGGAAATACTTCGAAGAAGAGAAGGAGAAATACCAAGCACCTCTTGAGTCAAGGGGCGCAGGTTCTCTGGAGCAATCTGAGGAGTACAAAGAGTACAAGCAATATGTTGAGCAGGCGAAGACTTACCAAGAGGAGCAAAAGCGCAGGAAGGATTGGTTTGACGAAAAGACAGGAGAGGTGTTCAGTGAACAGTTCAAAGGTTTTGAGTTCAATCTAAACGACAAGTCCTACGTGTATTCTCCCGGTGACCGTGGTGAATTGAAGAAGTTGCAGCAAACTCCCGAGGCTTGGTTAAACAAGTATCTGGATGAGCAGGGCTTAGTCAAGGACGCTAAGGGGTACCACAAGTCATTAGCCGTCGCGATGAACCCCGAGAAGTTTGCCGAGTTCTTTTACGAGCAAGGCAAAGCGGCTGCGGTGGATGACGTGATGCGAAAGACTAAAAACATTAACATGTCCGAGCGTCCCGTTCCTCAAGCTGTTTCTAAGGGGGAATTCAAAGTTCGAGCCGTAACACCTAATTCGGGTAACGGCTTGAAAATTCGTAGTCCAAGAAACAAATCATAAGAAAACATGGCAGGTTCAGTAAACACAACCCCGGGGTTCCAACTCCAGCCGAGCGCAGACCAAGTCCCGCTCTCGACAAACTACATCACCAACTTCAACTTTCTCAACCAGTATCTCCCTGATACTTACGAGAAGGAGTTCGAGCGTTATGGAAATCGCACAGTAGCATCGTTCCTCCGTATGGTTGGCGCGGAGTTGCCATCCAATTCAGACCTCATCAAGTGGGCTGAGCAGGGTCGTCTCCACACCAAGTATGTCGAGTGTGGCACGACAGCCGCTGCTGCTGCTAATGTCGCAACATTTCAAGTCAATGACGTCTTGAACGCTAACGGATTTGTTGGTGGCCATACAGCTAACAACATCGCTATCCGTGTCGGTCAAACTGTAATGCTTGACCAGAACAATGGCACCGGAAGTAACAAGGCTATCGTGACCGACGTTGACCTTACGCTCAATCAGTTTGACGTTGCGTTCTATGACGCTGGTGGATACGCTGGTGTTGCTGGAGCCCTTACGGACACTAATGTAACTGTGTTCATTTACGGTTCTGAGTTCGAGAAAGGAACTTTAGGAATGGATGGTTCACTCGAAGCTGAGGACGAAATCTTTGAGTGCAGCCCTATCATTCTGAAGGACAAGTATGCGGTCAATGGTTCTGACATGGCTCAGATTGGATGGATTGAAGTGACCACCGAGAACGGTGCGAATGGATACCTCTGGTACATGAAGTCTGAGCACGAGACCCGTCTCCGATTCGACGACTACCTCGAGACATCTATGCTGGAAGCAGTTCCTGCTGACGTAGGTGGTGCTGGTTCAGGTGCAGCGTCTGCTGGTTACAAGGGTACCGACGGTATCTTCTATACCCTCGAGACTCGTGGTAACGTTTGGTCTGGCGGTATCCCCGCCGCTTTGGCTGACTTCGATGCAATCATCTCTCGCTTGGATAAGCAGGGTGCCATCGAGGAGAACGTCATCTTCGTTAACCGTGACTTCGGGTTTGCCATCGACGATATGTTGGCTGCTCAGAATAGCTACGGTGCTGGCGGAACTAGCTACGGCTTGTTCGACAACGACGAGCAGATGGCTCTCAACCTTGGCTTCACAGGCTTCCGCCGTGGTTACGACTTCTACAAGTCTGACTGGAAGTACTTGAACGACCCAACTATGCGTGGTGGTCTCGCTTCTGGCGGAATCAACGGCATGATGGTTCCTGCCGGTAGCACTACCGTGTACGACCAAGTGTTGGGTAAGAACGCCAAGCGTCCGTTCCTCCACGTCCGCTACCGTGCCTCTGAGACTGAGGACCGCCGGTACAAGACTTGGATTACAGGTTCTGCTGGCGGAGCTATGACTAGCGACCGTGACGCGATGGAAGTAAACTACCTCTCTGAGCGTGCAGTATGCACCATGGGAGCGAACAACTTCTTCCTGTTTAACGACTGATTCTAACCGGGTATTGGGGGCGCAATCGGCGCCCCCACTATCCATCCCTTTAAATAAATTATTATGAAAAACAAAGTATACCGCTTGAAGCGGAAGAACACCCCTATCGCATTTATGATTCCCGGTCGCGGAAACGGCTCTAACCCCCTTCTGTATTGGGATGAGGACCGAGGAGAGAACCGCCCCTTGCGCTACGCGCGGAATCAGAAGAGCCCTTTCGAGGATGAGCAGGACGGCAACGCCATTGTTGAGCCCATCGTATTTGAAGACGGGTTCTTGAGTGTCCCAAAAAACAACCCTGTCTTGCAGGAGTTTCTCCATTACCATCCTATGAATGGTATTAAGTATGAGGAGGTCAACGAAGAGCGTGACGCAGGCGCTGAAGTTGAGCAGCTTAACCTCGAGGTGGACGCCTTGGTTGAGTGCAAGAACATGAGTATCGAGGCTTTGGAGCACGTCTCACGGGTCTTGTTGGGCATTGACCCCACTCGCATTACTACGTCGGAGTTGCGCCGCGATATGCTCATCTATGTGCGTCGCGACCCAGAGACGTTCCTGCGCGTAGTGAACGACCCAGACTTGAAGTTGCAGTCTAAGATTCAGAGATTCTTTGACGACAACCTGTTGTCTTTCCGACGCAACAAGACGGAAATTTGGTTCAACGGACCGACGAATAAAAAGAAGCTTGTCACCATTCCATTCGGCGAAGACCCTGTGGCTTTGGCTACGGCCTACTTGCTTAGTGATGAGGGCCTCGACCACCTTCGCTCTCTCGATGCTTTAATTTCAGAGTAGTACATTTGAGTCATGGACAGGTATATTTCAATCCCCATTAAGCCAGCGTCGGGCTCTCCGTACGAGAAATTGGTTAACGTCAGTTCAGTTACCATTAAGGACGACGAAGGCCAAGGCACTCTTCTAGTTGCGCAAAACATGTACGACCCACGAGTGTGGAGTTTTGATGCAAGGCAGACCACGGGGGGGCCGGCTAATGATGATGATGTTTGCGGATGGATGAGTCGCGCCATTGTGGCTTTTAACGGAGTATCTGGCCCTGTTCAAAAGGCTCTAGATAGTCCTAAGTTTTACTTCAGAAGCTTTTCTTACGTATCATCATGAGCACTAAATTTTTAGGTCCGTTCATCACTTCTTTTTCTGGACCGCGTTCAAGTTCGTCTACGCGTAGCTACGCTAACTTCTCTAACATCATGGCCATCGATTCCCTTTCCGGTGGTAACGAAAACGATGACCAGTACGCAGCGATTAAGACTATTCCTGCGGGATATGATTCAGGTTCAGATAGCATGTCGTTGATTGGGTTTGATTTTGTCAATGCAGACGGAACTGCTCCAGTTCCCGATGTGGACCGTGGGTATTTAAAGTTTCTCAACAGAAACCTCATCAACGTTCTTACGTCTAGACCTGACGATGTAGTTGTCCCTGTTGATTACACTGTCGGTCTTCAGACCAGACACATTAACGTATACACAGATTACACCTGATGAAAACTATTTCAACTCCGCTCCGTCGGATTCTTGAAGATGTGGTCGACAACTCACTCACCAGTCTGGGAGAGTTCGATTCATTTGACGCGAATACCTATGTCTTGGTCGACGCTAGTGCAAACTTCCCTACTACGGGTGGCGTTGGCGACATCGTATTTAATCCAGATGACTCTCGTCGATGGGCAACTATTGTTAGTGTAGATAGTACCACTCAGATTACTCTTGATGGCCCTATTGGCGCTCCGTCATATACATACTATTCCGTCTCACCTGCCGCTACCGCCTTCCAAGTTGTCACAGATAGTAATTCCGTCGCTCAGAAATGGATTAGCACCTATAGCGTAGGCGATAAAGTTACTTGTCTAGGGGGTCAAGAAATTACCTATTTCAACTTGGGAGTAGCTACAATCTTGTCTATCGACTATGATGCGACTGTGGGTTCAGAAACCGCTACGCTGACGTTGGATTTACCAATGTATACTTCCGATAATGTTTACGGATATGTGAAAGGGGAAATACAAACTATTCCAGTTAATGAGGTGCAGCTGGTAAACTTCATTCTCGAAGAAGATTCGTTCTACGCCGAGATTACTTTTAATGGAGATTCGGCTGCGCAACTGTATACGGGAATTGCTTCAGGTGATGAAGCGAGTTATCTTGAATTTGAGAAGAATTTTATGGATGCCGTTCAAAAGGTACTTCGCAGTCCTTGGCCTACAGCCAACGCTATGATTAAAGACTCTTACGGAATGTACTTTGAGTATTAATATAGTTACTCTTTCAGAATTCAAAAGAGCCACCTTCGGGTGGCTTTTTTTTTAGACCTTCGTTTCATGAAGCGTTGGCTCCTACTACTCTACTTCCCTTTATCTTCTTACGCCCAGTGCGACCTTGAGCTCCTTGACTTTAACTCCGTGAATGGGTTGGTTACGGTGGCGTTTCACAATACCAATGGTTGCGGTGGTACGGGCGGTCCCGATGGGGTGTCCGAAATTCAATTCGGATTCCAAGCTGTAGACGAGGACTGTAATGCCATGAATATCGGGTGGGACTTCCCGTTTGAATTTTCTATCTCGGGCACAAACAACCATCCCGGATGGATATTCTCTTCTACTACTACTGAGCTCGGAGGGAATTGGACGAACCTGTATGACGACTCTCTAGACCCCCCGTACTATACGGGGGATACGGTCTCGTTCCCTGTATTCAATTCATATCAGAACGATTGTGTGGACGGTGAGTTCTCCGGCTTTGCTAGTTGTGAGCTTTCTAACGTCATCGACTACTGGGCTAGTGAGGGGTACAGCATTCAGGTTGTGATATGGCAGATTAGCTATGGGCCTACTATGTATGCGGCTGACGGAGGTTGGGCTGAGGTTGGTGTTAATGGTGACGGTACTTCGTGGGGAAGCGGATTATATGAAGATGCCAACTTCATAGACAATTGGATTGTGGTGGGCCCATGCGGTGAGCCGCTACCTGAGGTTGTCGTGGACACGGTGTATATCGAGCTGCCAGCGGATACCGTTGTGATAGTAGAGTACGACACGCTATACATTGAGTTGCCGCCCGATACGATTCTTTTGGTAGAGTACGACACTACGTTTGTGGAGCTCCCTACCGATACGATTCTTTTAGTAGAGTACGATACCACCTATATCGAGTTGCCACCTATTTCCGTGGTGGTTTGGGACACGGTCTATATTACGCTTTTAGACACCATAATCGTAGAGGTAGACTGTCAGACTGGGCAGGAGTGCTTAGAGGTTATCGAGTGCCCCATATATGCTCCTAACGCCTTTACACCGGACAACGACGGGGTCAACGACACTTGGTTTATTGAGGCTCCCAACGACTGCTGGGACAACGTGTACATCAGGGTGTATTCTAGGTGGGGAGATTTGGTATGGGTTTCGAAAGACTTCAGCGAGAGATGGGACGGTGGTTTCGACAAGGCTTATGTTCGTGACGACGTGTATGTCTATCACTTTGTGGCTAGAAATATCTATAGCAATCAGTGGGTTGAGCGTACTGGTCACGTGCTAGTATTGAGATGATTATCTTTAGAGAATGATTGATTCAGTCCGTCAAACCGTGCTATCCATTCTTAATAAGAACAATTACGGTTACGTATCTCCATCCGACTTCAATCTCTTTGCCAAGCAGGCGCAGCTAGAGATTTTTGAGAACTACTTTACTGGCCTCAACCAAGCCATCAACGCGGAGAACGCGCGTATGTCTGGTACGGACTACGCCAATATGACCAAGGGCATCAACGAGGACATCGACATCTTCTCGGTGTCTAAGGATTTGACACAGAATACAAACAACCTGTTCTTTACACCAAGTGTCACAACCACCAGTGACGACTACTACTTGCTGAACAAGGTATTGGTCAACGGAGCTGAAGCCGAGCCTGTTACGCATAGCCGCATCACCATGTTGGCCAACTCGAACTTGACGGCTCCGTCGGAACAGTATCCTGCTTACACCATCGACAATCCCGCCGCTGGTCAGGTGGTCACAGTATATCCTACAGGCACTACGTACGCACAGGGCGATGTGGTGTGCCAATACGTGCGGTATCCCTTCGACCCGAAGTGGACGTATGTCACGCTTGCCAACGGAGAGCCTGTATTCAATCAGTCCTCTACGGACTACCAAGACTTTGAGCTGCCTATCGATGATGAACCTAGGCTTGTGTATGGCATCTTACAGATGGCTGGCATGAGCATCCGAGAGGGCGACGTCTATCAGTACGCTAACGCAGAAGAGAAAGAGCAGTAATGGCATACATCACAGACTACCAGTATTACGAGAACGGGGGCAATACTCCTGAAGACGCGAACTGGGGAAGCTACCAATACGTTTCGTTGCAGGATATCGTCAACAACTTCCTGTTGATGTACAACGGCAACCACTCTCTTGTTAATAACGAGGAGCGGTACAAGATTTTGTTTCATGCCAAGCGGGCCATTCAAGAGTTGAACTACGACTCCTTGAAAGAGATTAAGGTTCTTGAGCTCAGTGTCTGTGATAGCTTACGGTTTGTCCTACCTCCCGACTACGTCAATTGGGTGCGTATCTCTCTTTATAAGGACGGAATCCTGCGACCGTTAACGGAGAATATCCAGACAAATTGGAGTTCGGCGTATCTGCAAGACAACAACTGCCGTATTCTTTTTGACGAGACGGGGGCTACGCTACGCCCTCAAGATTCTACCATCGACTTCGACCGTATTACTGGAACCAAGCCTAGTATCTACCTCAACGGAAACAATCAGTTCGACGGTCAGCTCGGGTATTGCTGCGATGGTTCTTGGTATTTCGACTACAACATAGGCGCCCGCTATGGCTTGAACACGGAGACTGCTAACGCAAATCCCACGTTTAGCATCAACAAGAAGGGGGGTGTCATCAACTTCAGCAGTCACATGGCTGACGAGCTGTGCGTCATCGAGTACGTTAGCGACGGCATGGAGGGCGGTAACAACGCTGAGATTAGCGTGAACAAGATGTTCGAGGAATATGTGTACGCATACATCCAGTACGCCATCCTTGACGCTAAGTTGGGTGTACAGGAATACATCGTGGGTCGGGCGAGGAAGAAAAAGAACGCGCTTCTTCGCAACGCGAAGCTTCGTGTCAGTAACATCCACCCCGGGCGTTTGCTGATGAATATGCGTGGTCGCGACAAGTGGATTAAGTAATGGCGAATCTGGTAAGGAACTTCATCAAGGGGCGTATGAACAAGAGCGTCGACGAGCGCCTTGTCCCCAACGGAGAGTATATCGATGCCCGTAATATTCGGATGGGTTCCACCGAGGACTCTGAGATTGGAGCGGTAGAGAACACCAAGGGTAATACACGCCTTACCAATTTGGTATACCCACCTACGGGTACTGCCATCAGTAACAAATCAACTTGCCTTGGGGCATATAGCGATGGTGCCAACGAGACCATGTACTGGTTCGTTCACGACCCTGCGTTTACTGAAGGTGGTACGGGAAAGCTCGACCTCATCGTTTCGTACAATATGCGTAGCGACCTACTGACGTACCATGTGGTCAGTATCGAGGACGCTTCCGACCCTACGAATAGCAATACCACGCTGAACTTCGACCCGCAGTATCTAATTACGGGTATCGACTTGGTTGACGACCTGTTGTTCTTTACCGACGACTTCAACCCTCCGCGCCGAATCAATGTAGGCACGGCCTATCCTGAGCCTGTGGCTTTTGAGGATAGTGGCGTTTTAGGAAACGACATTCTCGTTATCAAGCGCCCGCCTTTAGAAGCCCCTGTGGTAGCACCTGTTGCGGTGGTCTCTAGGGAAGACTATATGGAGGACAGGCTGTTGTGCTTTGGTTACCGGTGGGAGTATGCCAACAACGAGTACTCAGCAACGTCTATGTTCAGTGCTCCTGTATTTGAGAGCGAACCGTTTGCCTTTACCACTGAGTCGTACCTCAACGAGGGTATGGTCAACTCCGTGCAGGTGTGCGACGTTACGGTGCGTACTGGGGACTCTTTGGTGAAGGGTATCGACATCTTGTTCAAGGAGATGGATGACAATATCATCCGTGTCATTGAGAAGGTAGACAAGGCAGACTCCGCTTTGACGGACAACTCTGACTACACCATCCAGTTCAGCAAGCAAAAGATTTTCACCATCCTTCCGGAGAGTGAGATACTGCGACTGTATGACAACGTCCCTCGGTTGGCTAAGGCCCAGACCTTGATGGGCAATAGGATTGTCTATGGCAACTACCTCGAGGGGTACGACATGGTCAATATGAACGGCCTGCCCAATAAGCTTGGATACAACGTGTCACTGGTTCAGACACCTTTGGATGCCGAAGCGGCAAGCACTCAACCTACGTTCTCTGCCCCTAGCCTACACAGCAACCGTGTGTATGAGATTGGAATCGTATACATGGATGAGTTCGGACGGTCTAGTACTGCCCTTGTTGCGCCTAATAATAAGGTTGAACTTGAGTGTGGGGACTCTATTTTTCAAAACCAGATTCGTGCGACCATCCCTTCGTTGATGTTACCCCCCTCGTGGGCTAGTAGATACAAGTTTGTCATCAAGCCCGACAGTGAGAATTACGAGACCATCTACACCAACCAGAACTTTGTGTGGCCTGCGCTGCCCGACCCGGATGACCCTCAGCCTGATGTAATTGATGTTTATTTCCTGCTCGAAGGAGAGAACGCGGCCAAGGTAGAGAAGGGGGACAGATACGTTGTGAAGAGCGACACCTCTGGTGCGGTTACGTCATGTACTTACGCTGAGGTTCTAGAGAAGAAGGCATACGGTGTGGGTGAGCTGGATAACAGCGACCCTCTCGAGCCTATTCCAGCTATTGCGGGTACGTATATGAAGATGAACCCGGACTTCTCTTACTCGGCTCCTCCGGAGGCAAACACCGCCCCCGGAGAGCAGTCGGCAGGAACAAACGGTGGCGCAGACCAAAGGACGGAGAACGGACCGGGCGACTCCGGCGATTACCCTGTACTCGTATACAAGTTCAATGACAAGGACGGTGGTGTTTTGCGTGAGGTCCCCGCAGGGAGCCGCATCCGTCTTACGTTCAGCCTTACCCGTCAGGGCCGAGGCGACGGAACGGGCTCGTGCGAAAAGCGTACCCTTGACTTCGACCATACGTGGGAGGTGGAGCAGGACTACGCCTCTATTATCGAGTGGTTCTACGACACTGGAAACGGCGTGATTGCCACTATCGAGGCAGCGGAAGGATTTACCGGAGACCCCAACGGAACTCCGCCGGACATAACGGTCTTATCCGAGTACACCGGAACCAACACGGATAACTTTGGCGTGGCTTCCGGCACAGGTGAGGTCATGCTATGGACCGACCAAGGTGGCGCCGGAGGCCCATGGCTCATTATCTATGGCTCTGAAAAATGCGGTGGTGTAACTGGTGGCAGCAGTCCTAATCGCAGGTCTAGGGTTAAAGCAAGCCTTGCCATCACACGGGCTACTGATGTTGTCGTTTTCGAAACCGAGCCGCAGCCAGCTTTGCCCGACCTGTGGTATGAGTCGAGCGCGTCGTTTTTTATTGACCAGCAGAATGGTCGGCACTACGGCAATGTACAAGACCAGACGGGGGCTCAACCGGCCATCATCGACACGGCGTTCTTCAACTGCATAAGCTACGGCAATGGTGTCGAGAGCTATAAGATTCGTGATTCGATTAGCGGCAAGCCCATTACCTTGGGCAACCGCGTTACTACGACCAGCGACGAGCGGTTCTCTCAGGTGCGACGCTTTGCTGACCTGACGTATAGCGGTGTCATTAACGATGAGACCAACATCAACAAGCTC